CCATATGAGCTGCTCACGCAAGCCACAAGGCATGTCTACGCGCCTACCAGGATGCCATTGCGCCAACCCGTCTGCTACTCCGCCGTCTCCTCGTACGCCGCATGGCGTTACATAGCTTTCGGCGATAAAGTTACCGACAAGGTAGGCCGCACCCATCTTGGTGAGTCCTAGCTCGCGTAAGATAGCCAGTGTCTCATTAATACGAGCCACTGATACCTTGGCGTGAGGCGAAGTGGATACTGTCCACGCTTTCGCTTCTGCTTCCGCGGCTAGCTTGGCTTGTAGTTGTGCTTCCTCTTTGGCTCGATTTTCTGCGTCAATCTTGGCTTTAGCCTCTATTTGTTGGCGCGTCTCCACTCCAAGCTTTTCTAGCCGCTTGGCTATCTGACCTTGCTGCTCTTTGCTTTCCGGCGTTGCTTCGTACTTTGTTGAGGCTGCCGATTTGTTAATGTGAGGTACTGCCATTAAGGCTAATAGTATTGCTATGATTCCGGTTAAAGCTTTCAAGCTGTCCGTCATCCTTTCCCACCTATAATTATTGTTCATAAGGCACTAGGTGATTATTTTTGTGCCTTCCATAGCATAGCAGCTGTTTGAAATGCTGCAACAGCGCCCAAGAATGTAGCGGCGTATACCATGAATTTAGGAACTGGCACAAACCATACTGCGATTCCAAGTGCGAGGCGGGCTACCAAGTCAAGGATGGTAAGGCCCTTTGCGAATGGTTTTGTAACCTTATTAATAATATTTGTGTTTGTTGTGTTAGTGTTTTTAGCCATTGATTTTGTCCTTTCTTTTAATCTTTAGCTGGTCTTATAGTAGCATGCACGACGTTGAGAGTCAATAAGTTTTTTGAAAAAAGTCTACATTTTTTAACTTCGCTTTTTATACTATAGGGTAAATCTGGGGACACTATAGGGTAAATCTGGGGACACTTAGGGTAATTGCGGGGACACTATAGGGTAAATTGGGGGCCCATAAGCATAGAGCACATAAAGCATCATTACAAGCATCTGCGCCACATTTTTTTGGCGTGTCACAAAACACCCTTATTACGCTCCCTGCGCGGGAGCGTGCCAGCAAGCTGGCGGTGTGTTAAAAAGAACAAAAAAGTTGTTGACTTATTTTGTTTAGTGCGCTATACTTAAGACAGCTTGATAGATTAGATAGAACGGGAACGTAAACCGCTTACCGCCTATCAAGCAAAGTTCTATCTCGGTAGGCGGTTTTCGTTTTCAGAAAGGAAAACCAAACATGTACGAACAGGACATACCAGAAGAAAAGATGTTTTACCGTAACGGCTACCGACCTATGATTGGCGCAGAACTAGCTGAGGGTAGACGATGCAACGATACAATTGCGAACCTATATTGCTTAATCGAGTATTTAGCTCGTAAAAAGGGTTACGCACACCCGACCAATGAGCAGCTGGCTGACTGGCAGGAGTGTAGCATCAAGACGATCAAAAACCATTTACGCCTACTTAAGATGGCGGGCTGGATTAGGGTAGACCTTTACGGCGATGGTGTTGTAAAGAAACGCAAGGGTATTTACCCGTTGCTAGAGGTAGACAGAGAGGCGAGACAAGTGCGCCTGCCAGATGGCACACCACTTAAGCCTATTAAGCGGCAGTATATCCGCAAAACAGAAGAGAAGCAGACAGAAGAGAACGCCTACGACTACGACGATGTAGAGTACAGCGAACCGACCGCCGAAGAGCGAGAGTACGACGGAGAGCTTGACGGTGACAAAGAGACTACTAGCTTTGCTAAAGAGTACAGAGAGCAGCAAAAGACTAAAACCCGTGACGAGGCTTTTATGGGCCAAGACGAAAACACACAATGGGCATTTATTGCTACTTTGCGTAAAAAGGGTGATTATGAAAGTGCCAAAAGGTATGAAGACATGATGACTGGTGGCAAAACTACAGTCGTTGAAGATGAAGAGCCAGAGAAAGAAAGCAATGAAAGCCAAGTAGCCACCATACCCGAAGCACCACGCGAGCTTACCACAGCCGAACAGTGCGCACTACAAACAAAGAACATTGAAGCTGATAACTACGACCGCCGCGGTAATATCATAGACGGTAATTTGTACCATAAACTAGAAATGGAGGTAATCGCTGAATCAGACGCACGAAAAGCCGAAGAGGAGGCAGAGAAGCAGCAGAATATACAAGCACAACAACTACCCGCTAGCACGTCGGCGCAAACCAGCGCTGTGGCAACTGTGCAACAGAATGTGCCAGCATCAGTAGCAGACAGTCCGCTTGCTACGCCACGCACAAGCGACCGCAAGGGCTATGATCCAGTGTTAAAAGCCTTCTACGACGCAGCCAAGGCGCTTGGCATCTCCATTAAGAACAATGCAACAGCACAAAAACACGTAAAGCGCCTAGAGGACGTACGAGGCGACGACTGGTGTATCAAGTACTTTGACTTTCTACGCATCAATTACCAGTCATGGAGCTACCAGTACAAGCCGGAGATTGGCAATGAACTAGATATGATCCACAAAGCTAAAGCTATCGAGAATGGTATGCGCCGTATGAGAGAAGAACAACAACGTAAGTATAAGGTATACTAAAAGAGAAGGGAGAAAACACAATGCCATACACACTTACAACCTACGAAGGTGAAAAATTTGAGCTGATGGAGCAGTCACCTGACAAAATCCGTCAACTAGCAGCAGATGCGGGGATGGTAGCCATCCAAGACGCAAAAGGACAGGTGCACTACCTAGGCAAAGGACGGCTGGCAAGTATCGACTACACAAAGCCAGAAGGGCCAGTAGTCCGTCCTGAGCAACGCCTCGCTATGGGTGACCAGAAGGACAACCGCAGCGAAGGGCCAGAAGCTGAAGCCAACAGGGCTTGGCGCAAGGAATGTGGCCACGACTACAAGCGCATGGCTAATAAGCAAGAGCGTGATGCTTTCATCAAAAAGTGGATCGAGGAGAACACCCAACAATAAAAGTTGGGTTTTTCTTTAAAAAAGTGTTGACTTTCTAACGTCGAGCATATATACTGAAACTATCAACAACTTAAGGCGAAAGGACAAAAGCCAAATGAGTATCATTAACACAATCAAAAACTTTATCAGCAAGCGCAAGCAAGAGCAGCAAGAGTGGGACGATGTAGACCAGATGCTGAACGAAGCACTAGTAGATAGCTACCTGGAGAAAATGTAACATGTCGGGCCAAACTGAAACAACAGTAAAAGCAATCCTTGAAGCACGCGACAACAACGGTACATGCAAGCACTGTGGCCGCAAGATCCAGCTTTACAAGTACAAGATCACGCCAGCTATGGTTTACATGCTGAAAGATATGGGGTGCATTACAGCCCGCCAAGTGGCAGAACACCAAAGCAATCCACGCCACGTCGACTCTGGCGAGATTTACCGGCCATTTTCTGTACGCACACAAATGACCAAGCTACGTCTCCACGGGCTCGTAGCAAAGGTAAAGGACGCAAAAGGTAAACATATCCCACGCACCTGGATTGTCACCAAGAAAGGCTGGAAGTTCCTCGCCGGCAAACCAGTGCAGGCACGCGTAACAGTCTACAACAACACTGTGCTTGGCCACTCTGGTGGGCTGTGTGTGATTGATCAGATTGCCGGAGCGTCTGGCGATTACATTGTCGAGCCTATTACTGAGGACGAGAGCAAGCAGCTAACAGCCACAAAAGGCCAAGCTGCTAAAGATAAAGCCAAAGAACTAGGTTTGTGCTAATATACAGGTAAGGGCCGTGCAGCTTGTCCCACGCGGCCCTTATCATTTTAGAAAGGATACCATGAAGATCGAGCACATCAACATAAACCAGCTAAAGTTTGACGAGAGAAACCCCCGCATTATCGATAAGGATGAATTTGCGGGGCTTGTGTCGTCTATAAAGACGTTTGGACTCGTCGACCCTGTGATTATCAATCATGACAACACAATCATTGGCGGCCATCAACGCACACGAGCCGCCCAAGCCGCCGGCCTTACTGAAGTGCCTTGTATCCGCCTTAATCTGGACGAGCACGACAAGATCAAGTTAAACGTCTTACTTAACAGCCAAGCCATTAGCGGCCGTTATGACGAGCTGAAGCTAGAAGAGATTCTAGACGAGCTAAAGCTAGACCAAGATTACCTGGAGTTACGGCTAGATAAGCTAGAGATTAAAGACCTAGACACCGAGCGGCTTATTTCGCCAAGTGGCACGAAGCTAATGCCCGAGTCTGTGATAGACGGGCGCAAGCTAGACTGGATCAAAAGCGATGAACAATGGGCGGAGTCGGGAGTAGACACCGGAGAACGTAGCCCCACGCTGTACCAGACGCTGTATGAGTGGTTTTGTCCGCAAGGTGGCCTCATTATGCATCTTAACCCAACAAACGGCGCACCAGGCCTCGTAGCGGCCAAAAACGGCTACAACTTTATTGGCTTGCAAGCGAACGATGCGGACTTAGAAGCTGAAGCAGCCGAGATACTCACGCCAGACGATGGCGGGCTAGCCTACGTGAACAGCGACATTACCGGCTACTTTATCGATCACCCCGACAAAACCGTAGACTTGGTATTATACGACATAAACACAGAAGATAAGCATAGCGACCTGCTACTATCTGACCTAGCAAAAAAGATGAAACCCAACCGTTTTATTATCGCCATTGGTAACTATGAGCGTGCGGACGTGAAGAACGGCGGCGCTATCAACGACGTGCCATACCTCACTAAGAAATATATTGACGACTACAACGGCCAAGTTGACCTGTACAACCATATCATCTTTATCGAGAACACAGACACGAGCAAATACGCAGCTAAGAATTTCAACAACGTACGCAAAGTGGCCCGCATCCATACAGACGTAATGGTATACACTAACGGCGATCCAGACAAAGCGATCGACGACTTTGCCGTTATCGACTTTTCCACAGACGAAAAGTAAAAAATCTTTGTAATTTCTATTGTTTTTCGTCGTGCATTTGCTATAATAAGAGTAGATAAGTAAGACGAAAGGATACTAAACAGGACGAGAAAGAACTATTACACATAACACAACTAAACTTGAACATTAAAAATTAGGAGTAAAGACCATATGGCCAATTTACAAAACCGTATCGAAGACCGCAATAAGGTAATGCGTGCAGCTATGATGTACATGGCGTGCGAAGCAGCTCGCACTATCTTGCTTGAGCAAATAAACAACAAAAACAGCAAGGTTGATTTGACCGCAGAAGACATTGTAGACCTTGCCATTATGCAAAACCGTGCGACTTGGGCGCTTGAAGCCTCTCACGTCATTGATGACATTAAGGCGGACTTGAGGAAGCGCAAGAAAATCCAAAAGCTCGCACTTGAACAACAATAGTAACCAAAGGGGGTAAAGTGGAAATAGACCCAAAGATGCGTGCCCTCATGCTGATCGTAGCAGACACTGTGATTGAAGGCTTTGGCAAAGACAAGAACGACTTGCCAGAAGTAACCAACGCAGAAGAACTATTTGAACAGCTGATGGCGTACACAGCAGCGCATGGACGCGAGGCAGTAGCCCGTGTGCGGCGCGACATTGAACAAATAAGAAAGGGGGCAAAGGATGGCAACTAATAGCCAAGTGCTAGACATTCGCGACGGCCTCGTAAAGTCGGGGCTTGAGATTACAGACGCCGAGCAGCTCATCAAGGCTTATGGCGCACCATTCACTGAAGTTGGCGAGATTCTCGCTACTTACAAAGACATTGTGGTAACTGACGTATCACAAAAAGAGGAGATGCAGAAAGCTCGCAAGATGCGGCTTGCACTCCGCGGCCAGCGTGTGAAGATCAAAAAGACACACGACTTTCTAAAGGCAGACGTGTTGAAGCAGTCAAAGGCAATCGACTTTGTAAACCGTGAAGCGGCAAAGATTATCGGTGAAGCTGAGAAGTATCTCGAAGACCAAGAGAAGTTCGCCGAAAACCTCTTGAAGAAACAGCAAGAGGAGAAGCTGGCAGCTCGACGCGCCAAGCTGATGATGTACACAGACGACATTAGTTTGTATGAGCCAACACTCACGAGCTTGAGTGATGAAAAGTTTGAGCAACTACTCGCGCAGCTTAAGCAGGCCAACGAAGACGCCAAAGCAGCAGCAGAGGCTGAAGAGGCCAAGCGTAAGGCAGAAGCTGAGCGCGCAGCCAAGGCTGAGGCGGAAGCAGCAGAAGCCAGGCGCAAGCAAGCAGAGGCGGAAGCAGAGGCGGCAAAACTCCGAGCCGAAAAGGAAGCAGAGGAACGCGCCAAGGCTGAGGCAGAAGCTAAAGCGGCCGAGGAAGCTCGCAAGGCAGCAGCAGCGCCAGATAAAGAAAAGGTGATGGCTGCTATCGACGCAATCCAGTTTAAGGTGGAAGGCCTTACAGACCTACGCGCCATGGAGTTTGCCGAGAAGATCGCGCAGCATCTCGAAACAGTCAAAACCAACTATAAGATTAAGGCAGGTAATCTATGACAATAAAAGAGTTTAAGGCGGCACTAAAAAGCCTAGGGTATGACGTAGAGTACGGAGTAAATTCGTATTATGTAGTGCGCGGCAATGATACCTTTGCAAAAATTTCTAGAAGGTATGAGCGTACTATTGATACATACCATTCGCCAATTAGTAACCTTAATGATAAAGACGGCACAGCATTACTGGCGGTAGTCTTTGAGTTTGCTAGTACGCAGATAAGCGAGCGCGAAGACAACGACTACCGAGTATATACTATGTGTGAGGAGAGCGAGTTTGTAGGCCACAAGCTTTACGTTGCAGGATATGGCGAAAATGGCGAAAAGCTGGCGCTTGACACTGACATTTCGGCGTCGGTTTGGTTCTCACGCGAGAAGGCACAAACGGTTGCAGAACACGTTTGCAAGATTGTCGGTAGCAAGTTCGAGCTTGAGAAAGTAGAGCGATGACGATTAGCGAACTTGAACAGCAATTAGCTGACATGGGGTTTAAGCTTTCTGTTAGTGACAATTACTATTACTATGTAGAAGATCCTGATGATTGCCGCTATGACCATCGCTATGCGTACATAAGTAAGAATTGTAGGTTTGCAGTCGATACCGACACTGATTGGTTTAAGGCACTAGAAGCCAAGAAACGTAAGCGTCTGTTTAAACTCCTCACAGAGTTTGCCGCCACACCTCTCGATAAGCGACAGAACACAAAGTACTACGTGAGTGTTGAGTATCAAGGCTACTTTGGCAAAAATCGTACCTTCTGGGTATCTGAGTACAACTCATTCGCAGAAGACTACGAGCTATCGACAAAGTATCAAGACGCTGCCAAGCTTGAAGAGGAAGTAGCCGACAAGATCATCGGGATGCTGCCGCCAATAGCAGCGATTAAGAAAACAAAAGTAGCCGTAGAATAGAAAGGAATACCAACATGGCAAAAGGTTTTAGCAAAGCAGTCGTCATGGGCAACCTAGTCCGCGACCCTGAAACAAAACAAACAAACAGCGGGCACAGCGTAACCAGCTTTACGCTCGCAGTAAACGGTCGTAACGACGACGTTGCGTACATTGACTGTACAGCCTGGAATAAAGGCGGCGAGACCATCGCGCAGTATCTCCATAAGGGCGACCCGCTGCTCGTCTCTGGCCGGCTTAACCAGAGCCGCTGGCAAGATAAGGACGGTAACAATCGTAGCAAGATCGATGTGGTTGTAGATGAGTTTGCTCTCATCGGTGGCAAAAACAATAGCGATGGCAGTAGCACCCAAACAGCGCCACAGGCTAACTACAATGAGCCAGCACCCGTATCCGACATTAACATTGCAGACATTCCATTTTAACAAACAGGTAAAACAAACATGGAATACGAAACTGTAGAGATAAAATACCGCGACGAAGAGACAAAGGGCATCGGTATACCAGCTGGCGTGTGGGTAGCGCGCCGGCTGAGTAACGGCGAGGTATTTAGCTACGGCACACTCGAAGGCTTAAAACAAAAGGCGGTTGCACGACGTTACAACTACATCGTCTACCGCAAAGACAATAAGCTAGGTGGGTATATCGCAGACGAAGTATTTGACTGTACAAAAGGGGTACTTGGCAAGGACTGGCACAAGGTGTAGAATATTTGGTAGCTGTGTGTGGGCGCAGCTGCCAGATTCCTCCTTTATGGTGAGACGCAGCAATTGTTGCGTCTCTTTCTTTTGGTGTATAATGTAGCCATGGCAACAACGAAGAAACGCGGCCTAGATGCAAAAAGCGACACTGAGACGAAAGTGCCGCCAGTTAAGCATCTAGATATAACAAAGAACAACAGAAACGACTCCGAGATAACGGACATGCGGCTTGAGATGGTGCTCACGCAGATGTTGAACGGTGCACGCACATCAATCATCAAGCAGACAATCAAGCAGCAATGGGGTATTGGCGAGCGACAAGCACAAAAGTACATTGCAGCTGCCAAAAAGCGTATCAAAGCCTCATACGAGGAGCAAATACCAGACTTTGTGGAGACGCAGCTTGAAAAGATAAACCACGTCTATTACGAGTCTATGAAAAACGGAGAAAGGGCAAACGCACTAGCAGCGCTAAAGCAAGCCGCGCAGCTTGTGGGGGCTGAAGCACCGACCAAGTCGGAAACAACAGTTAAAATATCTGGTGCGATTAAGGGCATGAGCGATGACGAGCTTACAAGGATCATCCAGGGAGTTGCTGGAACTGAAAGCAGCAGCAGCGATGGAGCTAATAGAGCGCAGAGCAGTTAATGACTTTAACTACTTTGTAAACCATGTATTTGCCCTCTCATTCCAAGATGAGTTTGTGAGTGGGCAGTACGTTGCTGACGTATGTGCTCACATGGACAAACATCCGTACGCTATGTATATCACAGGCCGTGGCCACTTTAAGAGCACACGCCTGTACGCTCGTCTCATGTGGCACTTATTGCGCTTTAAGAGAGAGAAGCGACGTAGTCCGGTAGAGGGTTGGTACTTTAGCTATAACAGCGAGCTAGCAGCCTATCACTTATCAAAGGTGCGTAGCCTCGTAGCGATCAACCCATTTTATTCGGAGCTGACTAACTACAAGAGCCAAACAGACTCTGTGCTTGGCTTTGCTAAAGTAGGCCCAAACCAAACACTCGACAAAGCGCCAAAGTTTCTCGTAAAGCCAGCCGGCCTCCTCGCCTTTAAACGCGGTATCCACGCTAACCTTATTTACGTAGACGACCCACTAAAAGACCCAGAGAATAAGCTGAAGCCTACCGTCATTCGTAAGATCAACCGTATTGTCTCTACAGAGCTACTGCCTATGGTAAACAAAGGCGGTGAGTGTTACGTTGTAGGCACACCGCAGACCAACGACGACTTTTTCTTTGATAAGGGATTAAGCACACTATTTGCCCAATGGTTTACGCCTGCTATCCTAGACTGGAAAGCAGAGAAAGTGCTATGGCCAGACTTTTATACGTTTGATGACCTTATGAAGATTAGAGCCGCACAGGGCGACAAAACATTTAACCAGGAGTATATGGCGCAGCCTGTATATAACGAAGACAGCTATATCAACCGTGAAGCCCTAGAGAGCGTAAGCACCGAGCTATGCTGGAAGAAAAAGGATTGGAGTAAGGTACTAGCTGACGCCGTAGTTGTAGGTGGCTTTGACATTGGCAAGAAACGCCACCCAAGCCATCTAGCACTATTCATCAAAAAGTACAGCGAGACAGAAGACGGCGACGAGATAATAAGCTACCGCCAAATATACTCATTCTGGATGGACGGCTGGCAATACGAGAAGCAGTACAAAGAGTTAAACCAGATATGCGAACTATTCAACGTCTCTAAACTGTACTATGATAATACTAGGGCTGAATTTGAGGGATTTGCTGAGCAGGGATTACTAAACCCTGTTATGGAGCCGGTAACATTAAACGCCAAAAACCAAACCAAGATGGCCGCCAACCTAGACATGCTCATAACGAACAACCGTATTAATCTGATCAATGAGCAAAGGCAGACGAGCCAACTCCTCATGGTAGACAACGCATTGCAAGCGCTTGAGTCTCCAGAGGGACATGGTGACTCATTCTGGAGTATCTGTATGGGTATCTCTAATGAGGATGAGGGCGATATTTGGATTCGCTATTAACAATAATAGGATGATAAGCTAATGACCAATAACAAAGGATTATTGCAGAGGGTGTACGACGCAGTACTAAACCGGCAAGAGAAGCCGGCGGAATCACGCGCCAACTACCTGAGCGATGACGGCGGAGTATATTCGTACAACGCTGGTATGCCGTCATTCCAAGGCGGCAAGATAAAAGAATACAAAGACAAAGCAAGCCAAGTCACAGCCAACAAAGGCTGGGTTTTTGCTGCTAACGACTTTATCGCTGAAGCTTTCAGTGGTGTTGAGTTTCAGCTAGTAAAGACAGATAGGAACGGCAACCGTAACACGATTACCGAGCACCCTATACTCTCTTTGCTACAAAGCCCAACAGACAGCCAGCATGGTATGCAGATGCTATACCTACACGCTAGCTACCTAAACATCAACGGTGAGAGCTACATTGTGCCTACAGGCGAAAACACAGAGATGCGAGGCTTACCAGCAGCGCTTACTGTGTTGCCTGCTCATCTCGTAGAGTACAAGATAAACAAAGACACCGGCGACGAGATTATGCGCTATGGTGATTATTACTGGATGAACACAGACACAGAGCGACAGTTTTACCGTGACTACCGGCCTAACCCGGCTAGCCCGCGTAATGGTATGTCTGTTATCCAGGCAGCAGCTGGCGCAGTAGACACTGACGATAAGGCTGTAGACTACAACCAGCGCTTTTTTGCTAACAGCGCACGACCTAGTATGATCATTGAGTCTGAAAAGCAGATGACAGACGTTGCATTTAGGCGGCTAAAGCAGCAGCTTATCGAGTTTTACAGTGGTGGGCAAAACGCTTATGTACCAATGATCCTTGGTGGAGGGGCGTCTGCTAAACAATTCGTTTTGACCCAACGGGATATGGATTTTCTAGAAGGCCGCAAATTAAGCCGTGATGAGATTCTGGCGATGTTTCGTGTGTCTCCAGCGCTGCTTGGTATGATCACATCGGCTAACAGGGCTAACATGGAAGCGGCCGAGTATCACTTTGCCAAGTACACATTGCTGCCACGTGTCCGTGCCTTCTGTAACTTTATTAATAAGTACGTGATCGATCCGTTCGACCCATCGCTCGAGCTTACCTTTGTAGACTTTATACCGAGTGACTCGAGCGTAGAAGCGAGCGCTAACACAGCTGCTATCAATAACTGGATGACGGTTAATGAAGTGCGCAAGACATTAGACCTGCCACCTATCGAAGGTGGTGACGTGCTGTATCGTCCATCTGGCCGTGTAGAGCTAGGTAAGAGCGAAGAGAGCGAGCCAGAGCCAAAGGCTGAAGACAAAGCGCCTGAAGCGTCTGAGAGCGACGAAGACAAAGAGCAGGGCAACAAAGAGCAAGACGAGAAAAAGCTCGCAGACGAGGCTAAGAAACGTGCCCGCCGAGAGCTAGCTGTTATGCTTAAGCGCGCAGCAAGTCAAAAAAAAAAGAGGGTAGAGAAGCGAGCCGCTGATAGATTCCAGCAAGGCGAGAAGCGGGTAGCTGACATGCAGCCGCGCCTTGATAAGTACGAGGCTAGCTTTAGGAAGGCTGCCCGCAAGCACTTTGAAGCGCAGCGTAAGGCTGTCATTGACGAGCTGAACGAAGTAGAGGATGGCAACCGTAGCTTGGCGAAGCGTGACATTGACCCTGTCTACAAGCAGCTGGCGCTCATTATGAGTGATGACCAGTGGGACATTAATCTACAAGATGCACTCATGCCGCTATATACCAAGCTGATGAAAGAGCAGATTAAAGACGCCTGGGCACAGCTGCCGAACTTTAAGCCGCCTAAAGACGTGCCGGCAGTCTCTGAGTTTGTGAAGCAGCGCGCACGCAAGATCGCCGTAGACATTAACGACGAGAGCCAGAAGCAGATACTGCTGACATTAGCCGAGGGTATCGACAAGGGCGAGAGCCGCAATGAGCTACGTGCCCGTGTTGAGAATATCTTTGGTGACATGAGCAGCAAGCGAGCAGATCGCATTGCACGCACAGAGAGCGTACGAGCAGCCAGCCAGGCAGATATTTACGGCTGGGACGATTCAGACATTGTGACCGGCAAGGAATGGCACACCAAGCTAGGTGACGCCTGCCCCTTCTGCCAAAGCCTTAATGGCAAGATCGTAGAGCTGAACAAACCGTTTGTAGAGCTAGGCGACAGGCTAGAGGTGACGACGACCAGCAAAGCGGGCAAGCCAGTGACACACACGCTTAAGGTAGACTACGAGCCTATGGTAGGCCCACCAAGCCACCCTAACTGTCGTTGTGTACTCTTGCCAGTGATAGTTGACCAGTAATAGAATAAAGCTAGGAGATAAACCATGAACATTATTTTACGTAACAGCGTACCGCAATCAGTAGATGAAGATAACCACACCGTGCGTATCCGGTTTACTGATGAGTCTGTAGATAGCTACGGTACTAGCCTGAAGTTTGACGGCTGGGACTTTAAGCGCTACATGGACAACCCAACTGTGCAGCTTGATCACTACAGCGATGCAGCAAGCAACATCGGCCGTGTCCTGGAGATTATTCCAGTGCCTGACGAGCGGGCACACGATGCTATTGTGCAGTTCGACGTAGACGACATGAGCGAGTATGGCGGTAACTGGGCGTGGGGTAAAGTGTCGCGTGGATTCCTACGCACCTGGAGTGTCGGGTTTGAAAACCTGGTGAACGAAGGGCTGGAGTATCTCCAAAACCAACTCTTTGAGATTAGCCTGGTTGGTATTCCCTCTAACACAGGGGCTACCACTCGTGCGCTTAATGATGGTAGTATATCTGAAGAGGAGGCAAGGGGCTTGATGAAACGCTACTTTAGCGAAGCACGCAAGCTTGAGGCAGCCCTCGACAATACAACAGCTAAACCAAAAGGGGCACGTATGAACAAAGAGGAACTACAAGCGGTAATAGCAGAAGCTATGAAACCACTACAAGAGCAGCTAGCAGCTCTCCAAGAAAAGCTAGCCACCGAAGTTGCACCAAAAGCAGAAGCCAAAACCGAAGAGGATACGCCAGCTGAAGCTGAGCCGAAAGCCGAGGCAGACGCTACCGAAGATAAAGCGGCCACTGAGGACGCCAGCACACAGGTAGACGAAACCGAGACGATCAGCGATGAAGAGGCCGAGCGCATCATTGCAGAGTTTGAAAAGGAATTGGCCGAAGATGAAGGTGATGAGTCATTAGGTTATTAAAGTAACGATAACAAAGGAATAAACGTAAATATGCCTTACACAAAGGAACAATTGGCGGAAGAGATTGAAAAACGCCAAGCAGAGGCTCGCAAGCAGGCTGAGGCACGTGCTGCCCGACATGCCAAGATGACCGAGCACAACAAAGAAATGAGCGAGAGCGACCGAGGCCGCGCACAGACCCGTGCATGGTTTAACGCTGTTCGTACTGGTAACACGCAGGAACTACGCCGCATCGACAGCGAAGTTGCTCGCGAGTACGCCGACATTGACGTAGAAGTACGCCGCATGGGTTACCGTGCAGACAGCCAGAACGTCACCACACAGGCTGACGGTGGTTACCTCGTGCCTACTGTCATTGAGAAGGCTATCGTCGAGAAGATGGTGGACGTTGCGCCTATTCGGCAGTTTGCTACCGTTATTAGCAACGCACCTGCCAACCTCCGTGTGCCTGGCCAAGCTAGCCGGCCACAAGTAGCCTGGACAGCTGAAGAGGCTAACTACAATAAGACAAAAGCAACCTTCTCTGGGTTCGACATTGTCGCTAAAAAGCTTACCGGTATTGTGCCTCTTACTGAAGAGTTTCAGCAGGATGCAGCCGCGTTTAGCGTTGTTGAGCAGCTTTTGACCAAGCAGCTCGCTGAAGAGATTGCCTACCAAGAGAACATTGCTTTCTTGGCTGGTGACGGCACGAGCAAGCCACGTGGTATTCGTACCCGCAAGACTGCTTTGCCAGCAGGCCAAAAGATCAACTTTGGTGCTAACGTTGCAGCGCTTAACTACGACGCTGTGAAGAAAGCTTACCGCGCTATGCCCATCAGCTACCGCCGCAACGCTTTCTGGGTTGGTAACACTAACTTGGTTACGCAGCTTGACACTGTCAAGGACACCACGGGTCGTTACATCTACACCCAAGACGTTCGCGATGGCCTGCCATACGACAAGCTGCTTGGCCTTCCGTTCGTAGAGGTTGATAGTACTGCTATGAACTTTGACGAGCTGTGGCTTGTGAACAAAAACTGTTTCTGGATCACTGACGTTGCTGGTGTTCGCATTGACTTTGGTTATGCTAACGGTGACTTTGAAAGTGGCCGTAACAGCCTCCGCGTGATGAAGCGAACAGGCGCAAGCCCGCTGATCACTGACGGGTTCGTCATGGCTAGCGTGAATGGTGCTTAATTAAAAGAAAGGACACACTAAATGGCACACATCTTATTTACTGAATGTTTGGACGTTTACGTACCAGGTGACCACCTGTACCACGTAACCCAAAAAAAGCTCGACTACCTGGACATGCTGACAAAGGTTTACTTTGACGGCGAGCCACGGTACAAGATCGTTGAGACTCACGAGCAAGAGGAAGCCCGAGAGCAGGCTGCTCGCATTGCTGAGCACAAAGCCGAGTGGCAAGTTGAAAAGGACGCGCTGATTGCCCGCTACAAGGCTGGTGACCAGTACGCCGCTCGCGAGTGGGAACTGTCCGTGTTCGAGGATGAGCCAGAGTTTCCATACGAGAAGGTACTCACCGAGATGGAAGCAGAGGAGAAGGCAAAGGCTGAAGCTGAAGCCGCTGGTAAAGACGAGCAGCCACCTGCTGAAGGTGCTGGCAAGGACAAGAAATAGCCAACAGGCTGTGACTTGCGAAGGGGATGGCCTGGAGGCTGTCCCCTTTTCTGTTTATAGGAGATAATAAAGCTATGGCAATAGTTACATTAGACGAAATAAAGAAACAGCTGGGCATTACCGGCAACGACAAAGACGCTGAGCTACAGCTGTACATCGACATGCTGCCACAGTGGCTGTATGACATTACAGGTGTGTGGTTCGGCTCATTGAAAACAGAAACAGAGATACAAGACTACAGGCCTGTGGTATTTCTGGACAACGTGTACATCAAAGAGGTGTCACAGATTAAGCGCGGTAGGATCACCGACGAGACCACAGACGCTGATTTAACTGACGTGCACGGCTACAGTATAGACAGCAAGACCGGCCGCGTCACACTGTCTACAACGGGCTACAAAGACCAATACGAGCGCACAGACTACGACCAACTCCATATTACTTACACGTATGGGCTTGTAGACGTGCCAGCAGCCGTGAAGATGGCCGCTATCCTTATGGTACGTGGCATGATGCAGGAGATTAGCAGCGGCGGCACTACAGTCACATCAGAGCGTGTGGGCAACTACCAGAAGACCTACAGCGTATCGAAGAAAGAGCAAACGCTATTAGCGCCGTTTGTGAGGTTCTTGGTATGATTAGCGCCAACATGCTACGTCATACCGTGACCGTTAAGCGCCTTGTGAAGACACAGGGCATGGTGCAGAAGACGCAGGCCGTGATGAGCGGTGTGCCGTGCACCATCTTGCCTATGAGCCGTGAGAACAGCGTGGCGTACAACATCAGTGCTTACAAAGCGTTTGATATGTATGCCAACACTGACCAGATCAAGGTGAACGACACTGTGACCGATCAGTCTGGGCGCAACTACGCCGTCAAAGCGCTAAACCCGTACGAAAACTTTGACAATGTGACTCACTCACATTATGTGCTGGAGCTTGCCGCGTAATGTCTACCTACATCAAGGTTGATACTGGTAACGTACCGCAGCTTGGCCGTAGATGGCGTGGAGAGGCCTCTGGAGCTGTCCAGCGCATCTTGGCTAATGGTTCGGTAATAGTGCAGCGATCCATGCGTAAAAACGCCCCTGTGGGTGTTACACAGCGTCTGGCGGGCAATATCCAGCGTACGGTTGGCAATGGCGAGGCAAAGATTACGCCATTGAGTAAGTACGCACCGGTAATTGAGAAGGGCCGCAAGCCAGGTAGCCGTATACCACCGTGGAAGAATGAAGACTTTCAACGGTGGGTACGGGCCAAGCTTGGTAACGTGTCGCCGTTCGTTGTAGCCCGCTCGATCGCTCGCAAGGGTACGAAGCCGCAGCCGTTTATTGAGAAGACGTACAAAGAGACTGAGCCACAGATACAAGAGTACGCAGCACGGGCTATAGCAAACGTAATAAGTAAGTTGGAGGCGTAATGCAAAATAAGATCAGCAACAAACTAGTAGAGGTAGTAAAGGCTATCCGCGACGAAGACGGCAACCCTGTATTTGCAGAGGTTGTAGACTACGACGATGGAGTGAATAAGTACCAGGGCTACCCTGCTGTGATGATCGTGCCAGATGACGCACCAGCAGAGCTTGGGCAAAACACTGAAGTGCACCGGCGTGAAGGGTTCAACGTCATTGCCATCATTCCTATGAACGATGACGAGAGCAAGCGCGCAGAGGACTTTAAGAACATGCGCACGCTATCTGGGCTTATTCGTGACGCAATAGACGACACGGTAGACCTAGACGGCCTACGCCACCGCAATAAAGACCGCGTGCTAGGCGTTGTGCCAACGTCTGCCGGCTGGAGTGTAGCAACTGAGCCAGTGATGGCTTTGGTGGCTACTATCAATGTTATAGTGCGCTACGACCACTACACAGGTAACTAGTAAATTGTTTATAATCAGGTAGGAGTATGAACATGAACGATAACCAATCACCAAAACGTACCTACTTTAACCCCGAGACCGGCAAGACCGTTGAGGCCACGTCGGCGCAAGAGGCGGCTTTAAGGTTCGATAATATGATCAAAGAAACGTTTGACGAGCAGGCAGAGCCAGTAGAGGCTGAGCCTGACACATCAGATGATAACAGTAACACGGAGGCCAAATAATGGCAAATATCGACTTTATCGGTCGGCGTATTAGCTATGGGATCGCCAAGGAAGCTACGCGTGGCACAGCAGCCACTACCGCAGCGCACTGGATTCCACACCTGAGCGCCGACCTACAAGACAAGCACGAGAGTGCACTTAACAACAGCGCCATGGGCGTTATCGACCTAAACAACGACGCCATCGTTACCCAAATCTGGAGCGAGGGCAAGATTGAGGGCAAGATCCAGGTAGAAAGCTTTGGCTTGATTCTGCTTGCTGCCCTTGGGCAAGTTACGAGCGCTGCCGGCGCAAAGGCTGGTACATTTAAGCATAACTTTACCCGCCTTAATAGCAACCTGTCGCCAAGCTTGACTATCTTTGAAAAGTCACCAGCTGCCGACCTTAAGTACGAGCTGTCGTGCCTTAAGAGCCTTGAGATTGATATTGTCACTGGTGAGTACGTGAAGTACACCGCTGACTTTATCGGCCGCCGTGGCGTGCCTGCTACAAGCACCGTCACGTTTGTGGAGTCTGAGGCAGAGTTTACCAGCAAGTACTGCCAGCTGAAGATGGCCGCCAACAAAGCCGGCCTTGCAGCCGCACCACGTGTATCTATTAAGAGCGCAAAGGTGAAGATTGAGCGCAACACTGAGGCTTACTACGAGGCTGGTAGTGTCACCCCTGCTGAGATTCACAACAAAGCGTTTGACGTGAGTTTTGAGTGCGAGCGCCGTTACAGCGACAACACGCTTAAAGACGCATCGCTCAAGAACACCAAGTACGCACTCGAGCTTTCAATGGTAAACACCGACGACAAGATCGGTACAGCTAAGGACGAAAACCCTTCGCTTAAGTTTACCTTGCCAGCTGTCGTTATCTCTGAGTGGGAGCGTGACCAAGGGCTTGATGACGTTGTTATGGAGAAGTTTACCGTGCAAGGCCTGTTCTCTGCTGCTAACGGCACGCAGATTGAGGCAGAGCTGGTGAACAGCACCGCAAGTTACTAATAAATCAAATAGGAAAGGACACCAACCAATATGGGCCGTTTATCACAACAATTTGCAACCAAAGTAAGTCTATCCATGCTAGCCGACAAGTACGGCAAGCTATGGAAGGACGCTTACGTAGAGATTGCGCCACTAACCATGAAGCAGCTGCCAGAGCTACGCAATTTCCAGGGCGAAGCTAGCGCAGACGGCGAGCTAACCGACGACCAGACAGCACAGTTACTGCCTATGGTCAAAAAGGGTTTTGTGGGTGGCAAGATCGTCTTTAACGGTGAGCTAGTAGACGCAGAAGCTGACGACCTGGACGATTTGCCAGTGTCCGCAGCCTCGCAAGTGATTGTTGCGGCGGTTGGTGCTACTGACCCAAAATAGTTAGCGACTTGGAGCGCGTCATTTACTACGATAGGCCGGCGAAGGAAGCAGCCACATTGGACTTGCTAACTCGCCGGCGTTATCGTAAAGAGTTTGGGCTAACTGCCCAAGAGATGGACGACGAGCCGGTCGCAGAGGTGAACTACATGATGAAAATATTCTATCTTGAAGACAAGCGGAGTGAGTACGAGAATAAAAAGGCAATGCGCCAGAGCAGTGTAAACAACCATGGCTAATACGATACAGATCATTATCAAGGCACGAGACCAAGCCACCCAAGAGATGGACAGGGTTAGTGCTGCCTCTGGGAAGCTTAAAAAGCACCTAGAGCCAGTTGGTTCGGCTATGAAGCTTGTGGGCGCTGGTGCATTAGCTGCCGGTGTAGCCTCTGTGAAGATGGCCGGCGACTACGAGCAAGGCTTGAACATATTTAAATCAGTATCTGGTGCTACAGCGCAGCAGATGGCCATGGTAGCCGCTAAAGCACGTGAGTTAGGCCAAGACGCGTCTTTGCCCGGTGTGAGTGCTAGAGACGCCGCAAACGCGATGACAGAGCTATCAAAGGCCGGTTTGTCGGTTAATGATACGCTAGCCGCATCAAAGGGTGTTATGTCACTCGCTAAAGCAGGCCAGATTGACGTGGCAGACGCTGCTACCATCGCAGCCCAAGCATTGAACGCTTTCAAATTGAAAGGAAGCGACGCAGGCAAGGTTGCTGACGTTCTCGCTAACGGCGCTAACGCATCCGCTACAGATATTCGTGGCCTCTCTCTAGGCCTCCAGCAGTCTGCTGCTGTTGCTAGCCAGTTTGGCGTGTCATTAGAGGACACAGTAACTACCCTTGGTTTATTCGCTAACCGCGGTATGCAAGGTTCTGACGCTGGTACGTCACTTAAGACGATGCTTATTAGCTTGGCTAACCCAAGTAAAAAGGCCTCTGAGCTTATGCATCAGCTTGGCATTAATGCTTATGATGCT